GGGTATCGGGTGTTATCCATGACTGACCGCCGAAGATGACCAACTCGGGAACGGCACCATCACCGACAATGGCCGGGCCGCCTTTGTGTCGGTCGGTGCCTTTGGCATACTTGGGAATAGGAGTGGCAAGAATGGTGGCAATCTGCACAGCGCCCATTGCCCCGGCAATAGCTGCCATAGCAATAGCGACCGGGAATGGCTGCATCTGCAACGCGTTCATGATGGCGACTGCTGTTGCGATTCCAGCCTGTGCCACGCCGTTGGCCTTATCCCACACTGCCTGTTTGTGTTTGAGTTGCTGTTTTTTCTTCTCCAGCTCTTCATTCTTTTTGGCGGTCTGAGCCTCGGCCGCTCTCTTGCGCGCCTCGCCCTCTTCTTCAGTGATTACTTTTTTCTCTACGAGTTCGGCAATGCGCTCCTGTTCTGCCTCGCCGGCGGCTGTATTGGCTTCCTGCTCTTCCTCAACCTTTGCAATTTTGGCATCATAGACAGTTGATACAAGTTCATTGATGGTGTTGAGGGAATCTGCGGCTATCTGGAGCCACTGCTGGGCATTGGCGATACGTTTCTCAGTAGCCTTATTATCTGCAACAACAGCATCCTCTGCCGCTCTTTTCGCAGCGTCTGCCACCAGCTCATTAAGTTCTACCTTTTTCCTAGCCAACTCCTGCTCAAATTTGAGTCTATCCTCTGCTGACAGTTGCTCGTTTTGCAGAATTTCCTCCAACATTGCGATAGAGGCCAGGGCTGTCAGTTGTGCGTATCTCTCCGTAATATCAGCTTCAGCAGCCTCATATCGTTCTTTAATTTCAGCCTGCTTTGCAGCATTGCCGGCAGCAAGTTTAAGTTCCTCCGCCATCTTCGTTTTAAGTGCGTTTATTTCACCTATCATAGCGTTGTCGCGGGCCGACTGCTCACGACTGTACCGCTCCTCGGTCTTACTTGCCATATTGGCGGCATATGCCTCTTCCAATTCCTGACGCTCTTTATTGAACTTGGCATTGATGAGGTTTATATCAGCACCGGTTTTCTCGGCTGCTTTCAGTTCGGCGGCGCGAGTAGCCTCTAACTGAGCCAATTTCAAATCAAGTTCTTCCTTGCTCCCTTCCTTAACGGAGGCGAGGCGGTTCTCAAGATTGATTTTTGCAAGTTCAGTCTGATATTTCAATTCACAGTCGGCTAACGCTTTCATCATCTGCTCGACAAGAGCCACTCGGAGTTGTTGTTCTTGTGTGCTATTGCCAGTGATCGCATCAATCTTTTTCTTGAAATTAAGACGTATTAATGCTAAATCCTTTTCGTGTCCATCCTCCATAGCCTGAATCTTTGCATCTTCCAAATCATGGAGAATCTTCAACTGTTCCTTGGCTGCCTTCTCAGCATCTTTAGCGGCTTTCTCTCGCGCCTTTTTCTCCTCATCAGTCTCTTTCGGAGTATATCCGGAGTGGCCTGTATTACGATTGTTCGGAGTGGGAGTTGGAGTACCCCGGAAACCAACATCAAGTGTAACCTCCTGCAATTCATCATCGAGCGTGTTATTGAATGCCTGGGCGGTATTGGACGCGATGTTGCGGGCCATAGTCTCAACATTCCCTTTGAGAGCGTTCATGCCGTCGCTCCAGCCGCTCTTGATTTTATCCCAGTCGAGAGTGACGACACCCTCAATCACTGTTCCCATCGCCTTGAAGGAATCTACCAGCTGTTTGAGAATGAATTTGGCAACCTCCCACATCGTCTTGAATGAATTGACGATACTGTTGACGGCTCCACGTACAACAAGGGACTTATTATACATCCTGATGAACCAATTGACAATATCCACACAACCCTTGATAATCGCAATGATACCGTCATTGACGAATGTCTTGGCCTTAGTGGTCATAGATTCAAAGGAACCGCCGGTGGCATCGAACACGGAGGCGATCACGTTCTCCAATTCGACCTGACTGCGCATCTGCTCCTCCTGGAGTTCCGCAAGTTCTCCGGCTCTGTCCTTGACATTATCAAGATTGGTGTCGATGTCTTTAAGGGTAAGGATATATTGTAGGCCAGCGTCCTCGCCGGGACCACCGAAGATGTCGGCGAGAGCCGTTCCGACCTCGGATGAGGATTCAGGAAACTCGGCGAGTTTCGCCGATACCTCCTGCATGATGTCGAAAGTGGTTTTGCTACCGTCTGCCAAAGACTGCTGTACCTCTTTGGAGGATATGCCTATTGCGTCGAGAGCCTCAGCGGTGGCCTTGGTCATCTCTCTAATACGCAGATTGCCCTCCTTAATCACATCAATACCCTTATCCGAGTATATACCCGCTTTATTGGCCTGCGTCGTGATCGCGATAAACTCGCTTGCTGACAGTCCAGCCTCCCTGAAATATGCAGGATATTCCTTGACGTTTTCAAGGAACTCTCCATTTGCATCGGCCCCGGCGACAAAGCCATCCTCTACAAGCTGCATGGCCTCTTGAAAAGAAATGCCAAACTGCTTTGCTAAAGCATTGGTGGCCTCAAGGACTTCTCTGAAATCCTTGTCGTAGGAATCGGCAACTGCCTGAACCTCGTTGCGGACACCTTTGAGTTCGCTACCCGACAATCCCGTAAAGTCCTTTGTCAGCTTGGTGGCCTCCATCAGACCCTTGTTATAGTCGTACCACCATTTGACACCGGCGGCTACTCCCGCAATGCCGAGGAAAGCGAGTACCCACGGATTAGACAGCAGTCCGAGCAAGGTCTTGCCCAAAGCCTTTGCCTTGGTGCCGAGACCTTCCATGACACCTCCGGCATTGGTCTGGCTAAGCCCTCTCAGGGACTCTCCGAAATTGTTGTTGATACCTACGAGACCCAACAGTTCGCTTGCGGCGTCCTGATTAGCTCTTGTGCGCTCTTCGGTGGCTTGTGTCTGGTCCTCTATGGCCGGAGTATTGTCGCGTATGAGCCGCGTGTTCTCGGCGATTTTCCTATTGAGCCTTTCAATGGTCTCCTGAGCGTCATCGCTGGAGAGATCAACGTGTTTCAGGGCCTCTTGAAGTCTCTTGTTCTGAGCCTCCGCTTCGGCTATGGAGGTGGCGTCCTTGTCTATGATGTCGCTCACATCAGACAACTTGCGCTTGTTGTCCTCTATCTTCTCGTTGAGCCGAGCCAGTGTGCTTTCATAATTCTCATCGGAGGTGTTGAGCATACGCTTGGCATCCTCCAAAATCCGGGTCTGGTCGATGAGGTCCTGTGTAGTCCTGGCCTCCTGATTCATGGCGGCAATTACGCTCTCAGTGGCCACAACGCCCTGCTGCCCGGCTATGGCATAGTTGCCGACGTTGCGCTGAAACTCGCCCATGTCGGCAGCCATATCTTTGAGATGTGCGTCAAGGTTCTGAATCGTCTCCTCCAACTCCTTGCCGAAATCAGAGTCCCGGCTATCATCACCGAGTTCCTTATATGCTTTCTTCAGTAATTCGAGCTGTTGGGAGAGATGCACATAGCTGCCCTCAACAGTCTGATTGGCCTTTTCCTCCGCGGTCATAATCTGATTGAGGGTGCGTTTCTGCTGTGTCAGGTCGCGAGTGGACATCATAAGGTCAGCCTGGGCCTTGGCGAAATCAGCCGCCGACATTCTCCCGGCCTTCAACGCCTGCTCGTTCTCCTTCTGTTTCTTCTTGTTTTCCTCCAGCTGCCGGTTGATGCGAATGAAGGAGTCTATCTGATTCTCGTATGTGTCATGGAAATGTTCGAGAAGTTTGTTGACCCTCTCCTGTTTAGTGTAGGCGGCACGAGTGGTCTTATTGACGCGCTCCTGCTCCATCAGCTGCCGGGAGATGGTGTTGGTAGTGTTGGCGACAACCTGGCTCTGCTCTTGCATCACGTCTGTGAGTTTCTGCTGAACCTCAACAGCTTCTTTGCCTTTCACGGTCAATAGCTTCTCCAGCTTGTCAATATCGCCGGCAACCTTAATATCTACCTCAAGACCCTGCGCCAAATCCTTGGCAACCTTGGTGTAGGTGTCAAGGACGGCTCTTAACTCGGCATCGAGTTCTTTGAGTTTCCTAATTTCCTCGGGATCGACGAGGTCTGTTATTTTTATATCAGCCATCAGAACTGAGTTATGTATTCAACAATCGGTTTACTTATCTCGACGGATATACTACAAAAGCCGTATGTCCCGTCAGGATTGGAATATATGGCCACGGTGGTATCTTCCATCTGGGCGTATGCTTTGGCGAGTTTCCTAATGCGGTCTATCTCGCCGCCGAGCTTCTTGTGTTCGCAGTCGCAACTCATTGGTATCCGCAATCTTTGAAAAATTTAGCTATTGAGGGCAGAAGATACTCCCGGTTGAAATATTGGACAGCAGACGGCCCCATGTTGAGGATTTCGTCACCAAACTTGGCCACAATCGCCGGGCCGTCGCCGGTGCCGGGGTCTACATGAAGTACATCACCGCGTCTGTCGGCGAGTATGTCGGAGAAGAATTTGCCGTTGATGTAGAGGTTCGGCACGTTCTCCGGGCGCGGAGGTAGTCCGAGCAATGTACTGCCGCGTGGCGGCGTGATGTCTCTCTTCCATGCCTTGTATGCCGCGTTCCTATGATGCCAATAGCCCTCCTCCTCAAAATATGGGTCATCGTCATAGGTAGGAGACAGCAATTCCCCGGCGCCGTTCTGACCGCTGTATATCTGCTCCTGAACGGCGATAACGACATTGCCCGAATGGTCGGAGAGACATTTCATACCGTTCTCCTCAAACCCATCGGCAATCTTATGAATGATGTCTGCTACCTTTGAGATGTTCATGTCTGATAAATCAAGGGGGCGAGATTTGCACCCCGCCCCCGTTAGTCACTTGGCTTTCTTAGGCCCGGCGCAAAGGTCGTATGCCTGCGAGAGCATTTTTCTGCGGGTCTCCTCGTCCTTGTCTCTCCAGAAGATGTTCAGATGTCTGGAGATAAACTCCGTTTTCTTCATCTTCAGGACTTCGGACTTGATGAATGTTACATTGTCGAACTTGATCATACCTGCTCGATGCCTTCAATGCCAGCCTCGAACAGTGCGCTCGGTGCTTTGAGAGCCGGAACGACGCTGCCCGTAGTGGCGATGGTGAGTGTTTCGGTGCTTTCGTTGTAAGTCACGCCGGAAGCACCGCCGGTGATGAGGTTCGCATTGTCGGCGAGCAGCTTGCCGTAGGTGGAGGTGAGGTCATAACCGCCTACTTTCTCCAGCAGCTTGTAATCGTTGCCGGTGGTGCCAGCCTTGACGAGTTCTACCGGGGTAAGACCTACTACTGCGCGGACAATGGCGAAATCGAGCTGAACGAAATCCATGTTCTCGAAGTAGTAGCGTGCGTCCTCGAACGCAAACGATACATCCATTGTGGCGGCGGCCGACGATGTGGGATGAGGTGTCGGAGTCGAATAAACGGTACTCATCGGTATGCCGGCGAGAGTGTCGGTGCCGTCGTTGAGTCCGTAAATGACGTTCTTCTCGTCGTAGAAGTACGCATCCCATGCCTTGTTGGCAGTCTTGGTAAGAGAGGCATTGAGTTCGGGATAGAACTTGTCCATCGTAAAGGTATAGGTCAGCGCACTGATGCCCGTCATCTGAGATGGGCCGTAGCCGTTGGCCGCTACCTGCGGCTCGCCGCCGTTCTTGGCGAACTCGACGAACGGCAGAATCGGATAGATGCGTTCCGGGCGGTCGGCGTGGCAGAGTTCCTTGGCCTTGGTGGCAGTGAACTCGGCGGGCAGCTTGACCCCGTGAGGAACTAAGATTGCGCCTTTGACCTTTTCAGGGTCGAGGTGACATTTTGAAACACCGGTGTTGAGGTTGGAGCCGGTGCAGGTTCTTGTCTTTCTCATAATTATCTACATGAGGGATTTTTGATTTTTAATTCTAAGTTGGAGATATTTATGGCATCTATGGGCTCACTCAGAGCATCCCCGGTGCCTGTGTGAGCGCCATAGCGGCCATAAGAGTAGTTCTCAGAGTATTCGTGTGGTATGAGGCCTTTATAGCCGAAATCAATGCGGCCATCGGCCAGCAGTTCCGCTTTCAGCCTTTCGTAGATTGGCCGGAGAATGTTCTGAAATGACAGAACAAGGCGCTCCTCGTTGCTCCATTCTTTTGATGAGGAACAGGCGATCAGTATCTGGACAGTCGCTTTAGAGAAATATCCGGGAATATTCCTCTGTTCCTTAAACGGACAGAACAATGCGATGAGGGGGAATTTGATGTCGTTGGTGGTAACTGCCTTGCTCATTGCGTCCAGTCGGTCTTTCACATACTGGGCGTTGCCGAATATGTAGTTGATTTCGGGACACGCAATAGCCTCAGAGATGCCGTCTCGGTGCGTTACCAAGATGTTGCAACCTGCGGCAGTAGCCTTGACCACATCGCCAATTATCTCAATTATCTCACGGCTTTTCTTCATAGGTTGAGCGAATTGATTTTGGTAAGGAGGTTGTCTTCCTTACCAAGCCAGGAACTATATCCTTCGGCTCTCGCCCACGCATGAAAATCGCGTAACATATCCACCATGTCGTTCCACGCGCTTACCTGACGCCGCAGAGGTGCTACATACTCATTGGCACATTTGAGCCGCACAAGACCCGTTATGGTAGGCTGCGTGTTGGCATCACGCAGTATCTTGTAGAACACATAGTTTGCGAACGGCTCGCGGAGCTGTTCAATCACCATGTCTGCATCAGCCTCAGGCTCCGTTTCGGGGTCTTTGTCTATCAGCTTGAGGTAATTGTCAACGACCCCGGCATACGCTACCGTAAGCACGCCATTGAGGAAACTGCGTTGCCAATGGCGGATGTATGCCTTGATTGTGGCATTGACAGCTTCGGCATCGGCATTCGGCAGTTTGCCGAGAGATGCGTTCTGAATGTGGCGCGGGCCTTCGGTGAAATATGATACGTCGATTAACATCACTCTGATTTTTTGGAACGTGTTTTCTTGGGTGCCAGAGCGGGCTCGGATTTCGCCTCCTCTTCGGGAGCGTCCTTGACATCATCAAGGTTTACTTCCTTCATGTCGGTTCCGGCATCAACGGTCTTGTTATCCTCCACTGCTTCGGCTTCGTTGGGAACGGTTTCGGGTACACTTTCGCCGGTATTGTCGGCTGTTTCGTCCGTATTGGGAACGGTTTCCTCAGATTTGGGAACGATGACACCGAACTTGGCAAGTCGTTCCGCAAGGTCTTCGGGAACGCTTATCCCATTCTCGGCGATGATGGCGATAACGTCTCGTGTAACACCTGCGAGTTCTACATGCCCCTGGGCCATTTCTTGGCAAGACTTTTCACTTGCTTCTAACGCCTCGCGAAGTGTGGCGATGCTGTCAGCATCAAGAGCCGAGTCCTGCCGACAGGGCGTGAACTCAATCACGCCTCTGTCAACACGGATGCGGTTTTCCTGAAGGACTTTCGCCACTTCTTTGGGGTCGCCTTTCAGAATGTAGTCCATGATTACGATTTCTTGATGGCGGTTTTGAGAGCGCTGATGCTACCGTAGGAGAACGCCCACGGGCAGAATACGGGAACAATCTCTTCGGCCTGGGCGAGCAGGACTACCTGGTTCTTGAGCTTGGTGTTTACGTCATCGGCCCACTCGGCGGTTAGTGGAGTGTAGTCGATGATCTGAGCGCCACGCTGCATATCGCCGAGGAAATATTTGCCTACCGGCATACCGCTGTAAGGAACGACGCGGAGACCGCCGATGACGGGGTTGCCGTTGATGTCCTTGACAACTTCGAGGCGATTGCCGTCGGTGGCCTTCTCGCAACGGATGGCGTTGATGGTGATCGGGTTCAGCACGAGCACGGTGGGAACGAACTGAGCGTAGGTCATTACAGAGATGGCAGTTTCCAGAGCGTCGATGCTATTGGGTGATTCGATGCTCTGATATGCGCCGTTGGTGAACGTCAGCTTCAGGGCGGCCACATCAGCGGCCAGCAGAGCGTCGGTGTTGGCCGCTGCGAGGGTGGCCCCTTCGAGGAAGATGCGGCGGTCGTTGACCTTGATGACATCGTAAGTCTTGTTGAGGTCGGTGTTGGTGACGGCGGCGGCGCCGGTCACTTTCAGACCCTCGATAAGCAGGTCGTTGGGTTCCTTCAGTTCTACGATGAGGCCGTTTTCAACCTTTTCGATAGAGAGAACGCCGCCGGCGGCCACGGTAAAGATTGCATCGGAGATAATCTTCTCGATAGGCAGAACGCCATCGTACTTGGTAATACCCAAAAGGTTGTCGCCGGAGCCGTCACCGAAAAGAATCTGGAAGTCCTCGGCATCGCGGACACCGGAGAGCAGACAGTTCATGACGAAACCACGGAGGTAAGTCTTGCACTTGAGCGCACGCTTCGACAGTTTGAAATGATGACCGACACGGGAAACCTGGGCGGTGGCCTCCTTTACTTTCAGGCTGGATTCCGGGAGCATACCGTTCTCAGAAACGTAGCGGGCGTTGCGGTCCACATGGTGAATCTGCTGGAACGCGAAGATGGGGAATTCGGGATCGCCGGGCAGGACGGTAGCGAAGTCGCGGACGTGGAGTTTTTTGTCGGTGGCCTGAGTCACGATGCGGTCGCTCTGCTGCGTCATGGTGAGCGTGCCGCCGGGAACGACATTACCGGTGAGAGAGATGTCCTTGAACTGGAATGAGCCGGAGGATTTCTCGCGGTCGTTGATGAAGTCCTGCATCTTCGGGGAGTTATACATCTCCTCGAAAGCCTCGTTGAACTTGCTGACGAAATCGAGGCCGATGCCGCGCTTCTTCATCTTTTCGAGGGCGTCGGACAGGCTCTTGACCTGAGTAACGAGCTCCTGGTTCTCCTTGGCGAGCGATGTGAGGGTTACACCGTCCTCAGCCGTGAAAGGCTTGAGAGCCTCTTTGAGGGCTGTGGGGTCAACGAGACCGTCAACCGACTTGTTGATAGCATCGGTGAAAGCACCGAGGAGCGTGTTGACGAACTGCTTCTGTTCGTCGGGGAGACCGGCGGTCTTTACGCCTACAATCTCCTGAACTTCTTTGACTGTTAATTTCATAATGCACTATGAATTTGAATGGTTGTTATTTCTTCGTGGCAGCTGACAGTGATGCCCAGAACGAGGCAGAGGGTATCGGCTCTTCAGCGGACTTCTTTTTGGTATCGTCCTTCTTTCCGGGCTTCTTCTCTTCATCCTCAGGCTTGGCACCTTCGGTCGGCTTTTCGGTAGAGGGTTTCGTGCCTTCCTCGTCCTCCGGCTTCTTTTCCTTGGTCTCGGTAGGATCGGCAGGGATAAGTAAGCTGTTGGAACGATAGACACGACTCCAGCAATAAGGACAGCGGACGTATGCAAAGGCCTCCACGATGCTCTTTGTGGAGATTTCTTTCTTTGCCGCCGAAAGGCCGTCAATGATTGCTGAAACTTCGTTTTGGATTTCGGGGCGGTAGCGTTCAATCTGTCGGCGTGCCTCATTGCGTCCAATGGACATTACGAGTTCTCCGGCCGCTTCCTGAACTTCTTGCGAGAACGTATGCTCCGGCTCGTTGTCATAGTCGAACAGATGACCGCAACACGGACAGGTAACTATCATGCCGCCACCCAGGGATTTGAGTAACAGATTCAGTTCCATATCGTAGTTTTTAAGTCGCTCGTCTGAATATCCGCGCTGCTTGAAAGCCATGCGGAGCAGTTCGACGGCATCCCGAATCTGGTCCTCGGATGCGCTCTTCAATCCAACGAGGAACGTCTGAGGATTGGCGCCCCAGCCCGTCAGCGTGGAATATTCGAGCATCTTCCATCTTACGACCTTGCGGCGGTCCTCCTCATCACGGGCAAGAGCCTTGACACCGATAGAGTGTTCAAGTGTGCGGCCTGCCTCATGGAAGAGCTTGTAGTCCTCAAAGACATCGCGGCATATCTGCTTGTTGAGGTTCATCTGCCCGGTCATAATGAGGTTTCCGTCCTTCTCTTCACCTGACAGAGGTACGCCAAGCAGCTGGCGCGTGTCGTGGTTGAGGTACCATCGCATTTTGCTTATGTCATCGCGGAGGGTGTCCACGAATGACCCCGGCATCGAGATGTCGTGCTGTGCGTCCTCGATGCCTATACCGTTCACCGCTACGGTGACGATACC